AGAACCAGCCGTACCAAATGCTCCCAACTCTTCGTATATTCCATGTAATGTTCTATATGTATTAGATTTTTGAAACACTAATTGCATACGCTCTGTTACGTCTGCCAACCATAATTTAACTGGTGCAAAACTATTTAATTCTGGGTCAGCAGTGCTTAATCTAAACCACGGTCTTGCAGGAGATGTCGCACCGGCCATCATACCTGCACCCAATGTTCTTAATGCTCTTGTACCAGTGTTGTCATATATAGAGTTATGTCTCCTATGCCCTTTATTTCTATCTTGTTCAAAATAACGTCCATTTCTTGGTAATAAATATGTTGTAACTTCTTGCCAATGTGACCACCATGTAGCTCTTTCAGTCCTTAAATGACCCCATCTTGACAATAATTTTTGACGTTTTGTTTTTACCATTACTTAACTACCTAATAAAGTATTGCTACTTAAATTTAATAATGATGGATCTACTCCTATTTGACCAGTTAACAAACTACCGCTACCCATTCCTTTTTTGCCTTGTCTATTTTTAGCATCTGCTGCTCTATTGTTTGCTACTTCAGCAGCAGCAGGGTTAGTTCTACCTCTATCATATGTATTTGCACCTGACATCTGTTCCTCTACGTTTGTGGGTGTTTCTGTAGCATTATTACCAGTTAATATTGTGGATGCAGGGCCGGATTTTGCAGCTTGTTCACTTCTACTAACTATTGCTGCCACTTCTGGTTGTTTTCTTACAGCCCTGTTGTACTCAATGTCAGCACGATCAGCTTCTGCCTGTGCAGTTTGTCTAGCATCTTCATTTGCCTGTGATTGCATTTTTAATGCTTCTCTCTGACGATTTTTGGCCTGTTCGCCAGAATAAATTTGATAACCTACACCTGCCACTGCTGCTATAGCTGTAGTTACTGCCATGTCATAACTCCTTAGAAAAAATAATGTCTTGTACACCGTATTTTAATCTCGGTAGCATTGCAGCCAGAGTGGTGTTTTCTTTGGCGTGCCATAGCATTAGTCTGCATCCCAGAGATGTAGCGTGTTTTTCTGTCTCTTTTATCAATTTTAAACCGATTCTTCCACCCCTATGTTCCTTGCTGATAAACAACAAATCATTTTGAGCTAGTTTTAAATCGGCATAATGTAAATGATTAGATACAAAATTAACAGAATAGCCAATTAAAACATCGTCTTGCCTAGCCGACAAAATAAAAATTGTACCCATCTCTTCAGATTTACGATACGTTTTCTCATCTGGCTTTAGTACCATAACGTGTTTATTACGAGCAATCTCTTCGTAATGCTCATCAAACAACGTTTGGGCTTCAGCTAGCATCTCGTCAACTGTGGCAAGTTTAATGTTAATCATTAACTACTCCACATTTGCCTAGAGTAACGTCATTACTGCTAGTTACGGTCACGCCTTTCATAGATAAATAATTAGTTACACAATCAAATATTATATGCACTCTGTCTGTCGTGCCAACATTGTCTGCTGTATGTACTTTCTTATGGTTAAACCA